CGAACGCCGAGTCCTGCATGAGCTGCCACGGGACCAGCACCTGACCGGATTCGTAGGTGTAGTCGCCAAGCGTCGCCTGCTGGAACGTGAGCGCCCGTTCGGCCGGCGCCGTGTTCGTCGCAATGATCGCGGCTTTCGTCCCGGTGTCGTCGATCATCGGCCACTGAAGCGTGCCGCCGCCCGCCGTCGGCAGGATGCGGGAGACTTCCAGCATGCCGCCATATGCCTTGAGACCGATATCCAGTTCGCGCTGGAACTGGACCGGCACGAGGTAGCCGCCGGACGCACCGGGCGACACGTCCTGCGCGCGCTTCTCGACCGAGAAACCGCGCTGAAGGACCGTCCGCTGCTCGCCGGACATGCCTTCGAACCCGGCGCGCAGGAACGAGCCGAACGCGGCGCGATATTCCTTGGACGCAGTGGGAACGCCGGCGTCCGGCTCGTCGCGCGCCTCGCGCTCGTCCTCTCGGCCGGCGCGGCGCTCGATCGCCGTGGCGAGGTCCTTTTCGGTTTCCAGCAGGCGCTCTTCGCGGTCGATGCGCTCCTTGAGGCGATCAGCCTCGCCCATCATCGTATCGAAGCGCGCTTCGATTTCGGCGATCTCGCCATCCTTGGCGGAATCGATCTTGTCGTATTCGGCACGGGCGTCCGTGACGATCTTCGCGCGCTTTTCACGCAGCTCGCGCAGGCTGTGCAGAGTTTCGGACATTTCATGTCTCCGGGGATATGCCGCGCGTGCGGCGTGTTTTCGGGTTGTTACGCCGAAAGGATGAGCCGCCCGGCCATGCGGGCGCGGGCGACGGAACGAATGGCGGGAATGGCGGCTGCCGGCTTCACGGCCGCGCGCGCCGCATCGAGGCTGCGCAGTGCGACGGTCGAATCCACATAGGCCGGGAAGGCGACGGGCGAGATTTCGACGAGACTCACGCGCTGCAACGTGCGAATGGCCGGCTCAACGTCGAAGGTCCACGTCTCCTCCTCCGCGCAGAACCCGAACGACATGCCGCACACATCGCCGCGCCTGATCGAAACCGAGGCGTCGCGACCGCATGACGTGTCGGGGAGATCGATCTCGAATGCGAGCCCGACATCATCCTCCCGCAGCCGCAGCGTGCCGGCGGACATGCGGCCGAGAATGCTTTCGTTCTCGTGCGACCACAGCGCGCAGACGTCGCCGCCGGAAATCGACTGCGTGAATGCGCCGGGCGCGACGCGCTCGACAAAGCCGCCGAGATCGACGGAATCGCGGTTGAACACTGCGGCGTAGCCCGTGAGAACGCCAACGGAATCCTCGCGCGCCGCGGCGCGCAGTTCGATCTTTCCGGCGTAGCGGCGTTCGATCTTCATCACAATTCTCCGCCGTCCGTGTTCTGTGTGTCGCCCACGGCGTCCTCGGCCGGCGGCGTTTCGTTGAGCGCGGCCAGATCGGCCATGTTCTGTTGCAGATAGAGACGATCCCCGCCCGGAACGGCCGGCAGATGCTCGCGAGCGCGCGCCTCGTCGGGCGTGTAGATCGCGCCCTGAACCGCGCGCGCGAGGCCGTCCATCCGCGTCTTGAAGTCGCCGCGTTCCAGTTCCGTGAAATCGAAATGGATCGAAAGGCTCGCACTCGGCGTCAGCTTCGCGTCGAATTCCTCCTCGATCTGCCGGCACCACGACAGGATCGTATGCTTCGCGTAGATCAAATCCTGATGCTCCGCCGATTTGAACGGCGCGTTGGAATAGTCTTGCAGGAAAACGGGCGGGATATTGTAGCCGCGCCCGATTTCCTCGACTGCAAAACGGCGCTGCTCAATATATTGCGCGTCGTCGTTGCTACCCGAGATCGTCTTGATGTCCTCGCCGGCGTCCAGCACCGCGACCCCACGACGGCCACCGCCGAACGCGTCCCGCCACCATGAGCGCCGGCGGTCCTTCGCCTCGTCCGACATTTTCGCGCCGGTCGTGATCGCGAGGCCCGGCCGCGCGTCGTTGTCGAAAAACCGTTGCGCGTAGCTCTGGGCGGACAGGATGACGCCGATCGCCGGCGCAAGCTGCTCGAACGGACGACGCGACCGCAGCCCGATCTCATCCGGGTCCCACATGATGTGGATGATCTCGTCAGAGCCGTAGGACTCGCGCCCACCGTCCGCCAGTGCGTAGCGATAAACGCGCTTGCCATTGACGCGCTCCACCTGGACGCGGTCCCATACCAGCGGATAGACCGCTGCGGGGCGGCCGTTGCCTTTCATCTCGACGCGCAGAAATGCGTCTCCGCGATACAGGACGTCGCGCATCATGCGCCGGCGCAGGCCGACAGACGTCATGTCCGCATTCGGGCGCCGAAGGACCGCAGCAAGATCGCCGGTATCGACGCGCGCCTTGTTCGACCCCTCCTTTCGGTAGAGATGAAAAGGCATGGTCGCGATCGTGTCGGCGATGATCGTGACGGCGCAGCGGACAGGCATTGCGCGGCCCATCATTTCCGGCGTGATGACCGGCGCGGCGTAGTCGGCGTTCCATGGCTGGAAAATCCAGCCCTGCGTCAACGGAACGGCCGGGCTTTCCGCGGTAAGCGCGCGCGCCTCGGGGCGACGCCCGAAAGGCCACAAGTTCATGTCAGAAAACCGACGGCTTGTAGTTCGGGTCTTCCCATGGGCTCGTTTCCTCGGAATACCCGTCGCTGGCCTTCAGGCCGAGCGCCATGACTGTTGCGACAGCGCCGTCGATGCGAAGGCGCGACTTGCTCTTGTCCAGCTTTCGATTCCCTGCCGGGTCGGAAACCGGGATGGCGTTGGCGAAGCACATCGTCAGCACGGGATTGCCGTCGTGCCGGAACCGGCGCTCAACGACGGAGATTTCCAACGCATCGATGGCGGGCGCCATGTCCTTGAAGCCTTGGCCCCACGGGACCAGCCGCAGCGCATCGTCGCGCGGCGGCTCCTTGCCTTCGACGAAACAATCGACGCCCATTTCGTCGAACTTCTGTTTCAGGACTTCGATGCGCCAGCGGTCATAGGCGAGGCCGACCACATCGAAACGGTTCCGAAGATCGGTGATCCATTCCGCGATGAAGGCGTAATTGACAGCCCGGCCTTCCGGCGCCTCTATCCAGCCCTCGCGCGCCCATGCGCCGTAATCCACACGATCCCGGCGGGAATGTTCCGCCACAAGATCGCGTGGCTTCCAGAACTTCGCCTGAACCTTGTCGTCCGCGCCCGCCGAAACAATCGCCAGCGCGGAAAGGTCCGTCGTCGATGACAGGTCGAGCCCGAGATAGACCCGTTCGCCTTCCTCTATTTCGGCGTCAGCCGATCGGCAGGCCGTCCATTCCGAGCGGCTGACCAGCGGTGCGCTCGCGTCGATCCGCTGATTGCAATACAGGTTGCGGAACGCGCTCTCGAAACTCGGCATGCGCTTGGCCCGCGCCGCCTGTGCTCGCATGTCGTCCAGCGAACGGAAATCCCCGAGCGCCGGGTTCGCAAGCGGCCAGTTCGTTTCATCGAACACGTCCGCTTCGTCGGGCACGGCGTACAGATGGCAGACCGTCGTCGGGTCGCGCCCGCTCAACGCATCGTCGATCAACTGCGAAAGGATATGCTGCGGATCGGGCGATTGCGTCGAGATGACGTAGAAAAGCGGCTCCTCGCGACCGCCCATCGCCGTATCGAGCACGTCGTACAGTTCGCGGCTTTTGGCCTGCGCCAGTTCGTCATAGATCACCACGGACGGGTTGAGACCATGCTTCGATCCGGCTTCCGCCGAGATCGCCCGGTAGAAACTCCCGTTCCCGTAACAAGAGATCGTCTTGGTCGAGTCGATCACGCGGCACATCGCCGCCAGTTCCGGGTCCGCACGCACCATCTGCGCCGCGACCTTGAACACTTGGGCGGCCTGCTCGCGCTCGTTGGCCGCCGAATAAATCTCGCCATTCACGATGGCTTCCGGCCCGACAAGATGCGCCAGCGCCAGCGCCGCGATCTCAGCCGTCTTGCCGTTCTTGCGGGCGATGGACAGGATCGCACGCCGCGCCAGACGTTTTCCGTTCGCGTCGTGCGGCTCGTAAACGTCCCGGATGAACGCCCGCTGAAACTCTCTTTGCCGCAGCGGCGTGCCTTGGCCAAACCCGCTTGGCGTCGTCAGGCATTCCAGGAATGAGACGACGCGGGCGGCGCGATCAGGTCGCCGAATTTGGACCGCGGCTTGTCCGCCGCGCTCGCCAACTTCATCCGTGCTCGCGCCGATGGGTCGAGCCCGAGACGGTCGCCCCACGCCCGCATTTCCTCGGACGCGAGTCTGAGAATTTTGAACCATGGATTAGGCGCTTGCTGCCCCGTGCTGCCCTTCACGACCGGCGAGAACTCAGGTGCGTTCATTTCGTGCGTCGCCCGCTTGTGCCAGGCCCATGCCGTTGCGAAGGCCGCGAGCCCGAAACTGTCCACCGTGGCGTAGACGGTCGGCGGCATGCTGCGCTTCACCATCTCGACGCAAAGCGTCGCGTCCTCGCTCAGATGGTCCGGCACAAATACAAGGCCGCTCGCCACGACCTCGGCCTCGATGATCGGCCGCTTCGACGGGTTGCCGTCGAGCCGCCTGACCTCGGCCAATTTCGGTGTTTTTCCGGGCTTTCTCGCCATCGCTCAAAAATCGTTCAGGAAATGCGCCGTCTAAATCGAGTG